GCCTGAACAACAAAAAGCTGTAGATTTTTTTAATAGATATAACAAGGAGTCTGAAGCAAATAAAAAAATAGCACAAAAACAAAAATCTACTTTTTTAAATAAAACAGAAAGCGTATTCAATAATAATTTTAAAGGTTTTGATTACAATGTTGGAGATAAAAAATATAGATTTAATGTTAAAAATGTAGACGAGGTCAAAACAACTCAAAGCGATATTAATAATTTTATAGGAAAGTTTCTTGATAAAAATAATATGATATCTGATGCTAAGAGTTATCACAAATCTTTATACACTGCTATGAACGCTGATGCTATTGCTAAACATTTTTATGAACAAGGCAAAGCAGACGCTATGAAATCAAGCGTTGCTAAAGCTAAGAATATAGATATGAATCCAAGGCAAAACTTAGGAAACGTTGCGCCTGATGGATTAAAAGTAAAAGTACTAGGTGATACTGCTTCTGATTTTAAGTTTAAAATTAAAAACAACAAGTTTAAAAAATAACAATTTAAAAATTATTAATTATGGCAATTTCAAATCCTGGAGGTTTGTTAAATAGTGTTCCAGCTCCACAAAAGCAAACACTAGATTCAAACTATATAGATTTTACAAGTTCAACCACTGCTGGTTGGGCACAACAATACCTGCCTGACTTAATGGAAAAAGAAGCTGAAGTTTTTGGTAACAGAACTATTTCAGGTTTTTTAGCTCAAGTTGGTGCAGAAGAGTCTATGACTGCTGACCAAGTTATTTGGACAGAGCAAGGTAGATTACATATATCAGTTAAAGGTACGTTAAACACAGGTACTTCTATATTTACTGTAACTTCTGATATTGACGGAAACAATGCTTCATCTACTAATGTGTTTACTTTAGCTAACCATGGTGTTAGATTAAATGATATCGTTTTAGTAGCTGTAGCTGGTAGAGTAATAAGAGCTCACGTAACTAAAGTTGATGGTACAGCTATTACAGCTCAACCATTTAACGTTGAAAATTTTGATGATGATTCATCAATTGCAACTGCTTCAGCTACTGCTGCAACTTTATTAGTTATTGGTTCTGAATTTAAGAAAGGTGTTACTGGTCAAAACTCTTATGGATCAGGTACTGGTTCTACAAGAACTGTTAAACCAACTCACGTTTCTTTCACTAATAAGCCTATCATAATGAAAGATGCTTATGAGATCTCTGGATCTGATGCTTCTCAAATTGGTTGGGTTGAAATTAGTGGTGAAGCTGGTCAATCAGGTTACTTATGGTACTTAAAAGCCGAAGGTGATACTAGATCACGTTTTACTGATTACTTAGAGATGACAATGGTTGAAGCTGAGAAAACTAACTCAAACTCTCACATTGTTGACGCTGGTGGTACTAACGATACTGACTATGCTGCTTTAGGTGCTAATTCTGGTACTGAAGGTTTATTCGCGGCTATTGAGTCAAGAGGTAATGTAACTACTGGTATTACTGGTGTTAACGCGGCTACTGATTTAGCTGAGTTTGATGCTATCTTAGCTGAGTTTGATAATCAAGGTGCTATTGAAGAAAACATGTTGTTTGTAAATAGAG